TCAGGCTCACAAGAGTCTTCAGACCCTGCTGGTAAGAGATCAGAAATGGCTCACCAACTAGCTATCATGTCTAAAGCTCTTAAAAGAGATATGGAAGAAGCACTTTGTCAAAAAGGTGCTAAAACAACTGGTAATGCTACAACTGCTCGTGTAACTGGTGGTTTCGAATCTTGGATTACATCTAACGATTCAAGAGGAACTAATGGTGCATCAACAGGTGGCGGTGCTGCTCCAACTGACGGAACTCAAAGAGCTTTAACAGAAACTTTGTTAAAAGATACTCTTGAACTATGTTTCTCTAATGGTGGAGAGCCTTCATTGGCAATCTGTGGCCCACATAACAAACAAGTTATCTCTGGTTTCACAGGTAGATCTCAAGCAAGACAAATGATTGATGCAAACACAGTTGAAGCATCAGTATCTATCTACTCTTCTGACTTTGGTGAACTCAAAATCGTTCCATCAAACAGATCAAGAGAAAGATCTTTACTGTTAGTTGATCCTGAGTTCGCAAAAGTTGCTTACTTGCGTGATTTCAAAACAGTTGATATCGCAACAATCGGTGATGCAGTCACCAAAATGATCGTAGTTGAGTATGGATTAGAAGTATCCAACGAAGCTGCTCATGGTATCGTTGCTGACCTTAGCACTAGCTAAGTTCTAGGTTAATAACCTTAAAGGGATGTTTCGGCATCCCTTTTTTTTGTGGTAAAATTCTTGCATGGCTAAAAGAACTGTTATAGATCACAAGACTGGTTTTACCAATGAGTTTATTACTGAGGGCGATAAAGACATTTATCACACAACACAAGATCTAAACCCAGTTATTGAACATTGTAAAAACATTGCAGAATACGTTAAGCCAGGTAAAGATCTTCGCCATGTGGCAGAAGTACCATTGGTTGTATATCAAAGAGCTTGCCGAGAAGGATGGGCCAATGATATGAGCGAATGGAGAAAATGGCTAAACAAATCAGACAATAAAGTCTTTAGAACATGGCAAGGTAAACTATGACATATGCAGAATTAAAATCTAACATTGCAAACTTTTTAAATCGCTCTGATTTAACAGATGTAATTGACACATTTATTGATAGCACAGAATCAGAATTTAACCGCAGATTAAGGGTTAAAGGCATGATAAAACGTGCTACTGCAACATTAGACTCACAATACATATCAGTACCAACTGATTGGTTAGAGGCTATAAACATACAAATTGATAGCGGTGATTTCTCACCCTTATTTCAACAATCTATAGAATCACTAGATGTCTACAGAAAATCAAACGATAACGTCACAGGTCAACCTATTTACTTTGCATTGGTAGATGATTCAATTGAATTTGCACCTACCCCAGACGGAAGTTATACAGTACAATTAACCTACTACAGCAAGATAGATGCGTTAAGCGATTCTAATACTAGCAATTTTTTATCCACAGGATATCCAGATGCTTATCTTTATGGATCACTAAAACACGCTTCTATTTACTTAATGGAAGATGAACGAGTGCCACTATTTACAGCACAGTTCGAGAAAGCTTTAGAAGAAATGAGACTAGAGCAAGAAAAAGCTGAGTTTGCTAAAGGTTCTTTAATGCAAAGAAGAAGAACATATGGCAAACGCAGAAAAAATATTTATTATTTTGGTAATAACTAGGAGTACAAAACATGGCTGGATTTAGCGATTATTTAGAAGACAAAGTGCTTGACCATGTATTTGGCGGCACTGCTTATACAGCACCTACAACATTGTATGTTGCTTTATATACAGTAGCACCTACTGATACTGGTGGCGGTACTGAAGTAAGTGGTGGAGCTTATGCAAGACAAACCGCAGCTTTTACTGTTTCAGGAACAAATCCAACAACAGCAACAAACTCTGCTGCAATTGAATACCCAACAGCTACAGCCGATTACGGAACTGTAGTTGCAGTTGGCATCTTTGATGCCCTATCATCAGGAAACTTATTAGCATATGCAAACTTAACTGCATCAAAAGTTGTTAGTACAGGAGACGTGTTCAGATTCAATGCTGGTGATTTAGACATAACATTAGCTTAACATCATGGCCAGCATAGGCTACAACAAAGGCTACTACTCAAGATCAAGGTACAACGATCTTGCTATACAAGCCGAAGCAACCATTCAAGGCGTTTCAGGAGCTACTGCTACTGGAACACAAATAGATAGAACCACAGCAGTTATACAAGCTGTTTCTGGGTTTACTGCTACTGGTACACAAATTGATAAAGGAACAACAGTTATTGCTGCTGTTTCTAATGTAATTGCAGCAGGTAGAAAAACTCATGGTGGTTCTGCAACAATAGCAGCAGTATCAGACTTAAACGCACAAGGATTTGTAATACTTGATGGAGTTGCAACGATTGCAGGAACATCAGACTTTGATGCAACAGGTAGGGCAACATTTGGCGGAGCATCAACCATAAATCAAACCAGTAGTCTTGTCGCTATCGGTGGTTTAAAATGGGAAGATATAATTGTTCCAGGCGAAACATGGACAGATCAAAATGTTGCAGGTGCAACATGGACAGATCAAACAAACCCATCAACAAATTGGACTGTATTAGATAAACAAGAGGCAGCTTAGATGGCAGATACATACACAACTAATCTAAATTTAACTAAACCAGAGCCAGGTGAAGCAGAAGATACTTGGGGTATTTCCCTCAATGCAGACCTTGATACTCTTGATGCAATTTTTAAATCAGATGGCACAGGCTCAAGCATAGGTTTAAATGTAGGATCTGGAAAAACTTTAGCGGTAGCTGGAACATTAAATGTTACTGGTACTTTAAGCGGAGTTAGTACAAGTTCTATAACAGAGGGGTCTAACCTCTATTACACAGACACTAGAGCAAGATCTGCTGTTAGTGCATCTGGTAATTTAGCTTACAACTCAAGCACTGGTGTATTCTCATTTACTGAAAGAACTGATGCAGAAGTACAGGGCCTAATAACTGGTGGTACTGGCGTTACAGTTAGCAGTGGTCAAGTCTCTATAGGTCAAGCTGTAGCTACTTCTGATTCACCTACTTTTGCCAATATGACTTTAAGTGGCACTGACTCAATTAAGATTTCTAGTGGTACAACTGCTCAAAGAAATGGAAGTCCAGCTGCAGGTATGTTCAGATACAATACAACCACTGGTGAGTTTGAAGGCTACACCAATGAGTGGGGTGCTATTGGCGGTGGTGGTGGATCATTCACCACAGATATTTTTGCTGGCGATGGTTCTGATACAACCTTTACAGTCACATCAAGCGTTGGTAATGAAAACGATCTTATGGTTTTCATTGATGGTGTATTCCAAGCTCAAGACTCTTACAGCGTTTCTGGTACAACTTTAACTTTCTCAACCGCTCCTGCAAATGGCAGAGTTATTACTGTTTATCATGCCAAAGCTGTTTCAATTGGAACTCCATCAGATAATTCAGTTGGCATCACTCAGCTTAATGTAAGCGATGGTACTGATGGGCAGGCATTAACTACCAATGGTGCAGGCACTTTAAGTTTTTCAACAATAAGCAGCGGTGCTACAAGTCTTAATGGACTATCAGATTGCAAAACCTTTGGCACTTCATCTTTATTAGTTGGCGACTCAGACACAGGCACAATTAATGCAGCTAATTACAACACAGGTTTAGGTGTTGGTGTTTTTAATGCTTTAACAAGTGGTGATAATAATACTGCGATTGGTTTTAGTACTTTAACAGCAAACACTACAGGTCATACAAATACAGCAGTTGGTTACAATTCACTTACAGCAAATACCACAGGTGCAATAAATACTGCAATAGGTAATGAAGCTTTAGACACCAACACAACAGGTAATTACAATACAGCTTTAGGTTATGCAGCACTGTATGCCAACACCACAGCATCCTATAACACAGCAGTTGGCTCAAATGCTTTAGATGCTAATTCAACAGGAGCTGAAAATGTAGCCATAGGTGTAAATGCAATTGGCTCTAATACTACAGGCTCAGATAATGTTGGAATAGGCTCTAATTCTTTAGCTAATAATACCAGTGCTGTAAATAATGTAGCAGTTGGAAGAAGTGCTTTGTATGCAAGTACCACGGGTGCTAGTAACACTGCGATAGGGTATGGAGCATTGATAGCTAATACGACAGCTAATAATAATACAGGTGTTGGAGCAGATTGTTTGGCAGCAAATACCACAGGTACAGGTAATACTGCTGTAGGAGCAGATGCAGGTAAAAATATAACCACAGGCTCAGAAAATGTTGAAATAGGAATTGGTGCAAGATATATAACCACAGGAAATTATCATACTATCGTGGGTGCATATTCTAGTCCTGCAAATACAAGCACTAATAGTGAGGTTGTTATTGGCAGAAATGTTTTAGGGGTTGGTCAAGGTTATGCAACTTTTGGTTCAAGCTCTAGTAGAACTTATGTTTCTATGGGTTCAACAACTTGGGGTTCTACTTCAGACGAAAGACTTAAAACCAACATTGTAGATGAGCCAGTGGGTTTAGATTTTATAAATGATTTAAGACCAGTCAAATTCAATTGGAAAAAGAAAAAGGATGTAGATTCAACCTTGTTTCCCAATATACATGAAGCTGATTCAGAGGACAGGGTTCAAGATACTGGTGATGGTATAGATATGCATGGTTTTATTGCACAAGAATTGGAAGCCACTGTAGCAAACTATTCAGACTTAGGCGATTTAGGACACCAAATATATAAAGAAACTGACGATGGAATTTACACTGCTGCACCAACAGCATTGCTACCAATGCTTGTAAAAGCTATACAAGAACTTAAAACAGAATTAGATGCTGCAAAAGCAAGAATAGAAACACTAGAGGGATAGAATGGCAAATACAAAGATACCTAACGAATTACTAGAGCTAAGTGTAAAAACTTTTGGCACATCTTCCATAATGATTGGAGATACAACCACAGGCACGATTGATGCAGCTAACTACAATACTGGGGTTGGTGTAGATGTCTTTGCAGCGTTAACTACAGGAGATAGCAATTCTGCTTTTGGCACGTTTGCTTTAAGTTCAAATACTACTGGCTCAAAGAATACTGCTCTAGGTTATGGAACTTTGAACTCAAACTCTACTGGTTATAATAATGTAGCGATAGGCTACGGAACTTTACTATTAAATACAACAGGCTTACAAAATACAGGAGTTGGTTACAATTCTTTGAACGCAAACACCACAGCTTCTAACAACACAGCCGTTGGTTATAATGCTTTATCAGCAAACACGACAGGTACACAAAATACTGCTCTTGGTTCTGCTGCTGGTAGAAGTTGTACCACTGGTGGTCACAATGTTGCGATAGGATATGCAGCCTTAGATGCTTCTACAACAGGCGGTGATAATGTGTCAATTGGTCGTTATGCGATGATATTGAATACAACTGGTGCTGCTAATGTAGGGATAGGTTCTAATGCAATGTATGCAAATACTACAGGAAATTACAACACGGCCATTGGTTATGGTTCTCTTGATGCCAATACCACAGCAAGTTACAACATAGCAATGGGTTATTTATCAGGAACAAGAAACACTACAGGAACTAGAAATTCAATTATTGGTACTTTTTCAGGGTCTTATGTAACGACAGGAAATGACAATACAACTTTAGGTTATGCTGCTCTTGGGTCAGCTTCAACTGGGTATACAAATACAGCAATTGGCAGCCGATGTTTAGCAAGTGTTAGCACAGGGAATGACAATACGGCTGTTGGATATTATGCAGGTGGCTATCAAAATCAAATAACAACAGGAACTGACAATACTGTTATAGGTGCTTATGCAAGAACAAGTTCTGCTGCTGGTGTCGGTCAGATTGTTATAGGTCGTTATGCTTTAGGGCAGGGAAATAATACAGCTACAGTGGGTCTTAGTGGTAATGGTGCAACAATAAACATTGATGGTAGTGACACCTCTTGGGCGGCTCATTCAGATGAACGTCTTAAAGAAAACATTTTAACCTCTACAGCAGGTCTTAGTTTTATAAATGATTTACGCCCAGTGACTTATACTTGGAAGGCTAAAAATGCAATATCAAAAGACTTTAAACATTATTACGATGCAGATAGCACTGACCCTGTAAATGGAGTGGCAGGTAAAACCTATCATGGTTTTGTAGCTCAAGAAATGAAAGCTACTATTGATGCTCACTCTGAAGTGGCAAATGGTAATAATCTTTGGGCTGAAAGAATTGATGATATTCAACAAGTAGCACCAAGCAACTTAATGCCTATGATGGTAAAAGCTATACAAGAACTTTCAGCAGAAGTTGAAACACTTAAATCACAACTAGGAGAATAAAATGAAAACAGTATCAGAAGTACTAACAGCAGCAACCGATAGCGTT